CTCAACATCCCCAAAACAACGCTGGCCCGCAAACGCGACCGGATACGCCGACACCTCATGGACGTGCTAGTAGACCACCCCGACGTGCGAAAATGGCTGAGAGACTAGTTGTTCTCCGGTGCCCCCATCAGACACTGGCGGATCATCCCCATCAGCGACGTGACCCAAACACCCCAAGCGTACGTCGCATCCTCAATGCCCTCCACACCGGCGTGGAACGCCGCCAACAGGGTTTCCGCCTCATCCTGATCAAACACCAACAGCATGCCCAACAGGCCATCGTTAGCCCACTTGGCGTGCGTGCCGTCCGTGACATCAAACAGGTGCGCAGTGTCCTGCAACGACTGGTAGATTTCCTTCTCTACCGCGCCGCCCTCATCGCTGATGAACTGCTCCCACTTGGCGTCAAGATCGGCGTTGTCCATCACTACCCCGTGACGTGATCCTGAGCGTAAGTCTTAACGACCGACAGTGCAGCAGCCACGCCACCCACCAAAGCCACCTTCCAAGTACCCATGTTCCCAACCACAAACAGGGCCAAAAACGCTTGCGCGAAAGTCCACCCTGCCCGTTCCAAAAGATTCCTCATTTCTTCTTCCCCTTCTTAGACTGTTTGGAATAATCGTACGCAATAGCGGCAGCCTGATCCCGAGGATGACCCTCCGAAATCAACTTACCGATATTGTGACCGATAGTCTTCTGATCCCTGCCCCTCCGCAGCGGCATGATCAGTACCTAGGGCGTGGACGTTTCCTGCCCACGGCTAGCGTCGCCACAAAGCAGACTTAGCCGCTGAACCTGACTGACCGGCCGGAGGCCGGAACGTCTTGCCACGCGTGATACTGTCCACCAGAACCCGACCGGCATTCCTGATCAGCCGCGGTGTCTTACCATCCCTGTGCATGGCCCCTACTTTCCAAACGGGCGGCCACCGAAAGCGGCGTTGCCCAACTTAGTGCTACGCAGATACGCAGCAGCCTTCTTAGCCTTCTGGCTCATGTCCCACATGTTGAAAGACGACGTGGAATCGTACAACTGATCGTCCTGCGACCCGAACGTGTCCTCAAATGTGCCGTAACCTTTGCCCTTTGGCATAACCCTTCCTCACTGTAGAAACAGGGCGCCGAACGTGTCACCGTCCACCACCCCGTTTGCTTTCAGGAACCCCTGCGATCCCTGAAACTCGCGCACCGCCTTGGCTGTGCGACGACCATAAATACCGTCCACCACCCCCGAATCGAAACCCCGGTTGTTCAACTGTGCCTGCACCAACCTGACCGGCAACCCCCGCGACCGACGGCGCAACGGTGCCGCCTCCACCTGCTTGCGCAGATCCTTGAAGTACCGGATGATGGCAGCCCAATCCACATCGGAGGGAGCCTTCGTCTCAGTCATACCACCCTCAACCCAGTCCCCCAACCAGTCACCCGGGCAAGTCGTGCTGCCCTTCCGGCGGTGCGTGGACACCCACATGTCACGCCCGAAATGCTCCTCCGCCTTCCCGACCAGCGCCTTGATCGACTCAAGAGCATTCCCATGAGGCCGCTTAAAGCCGTACCCCGTGTAACACACCGAAATCGACTTGCTGTTCCACCCCTTGGTGGCCGCGCCACGCGCCTCCCAACCGCGCCCCTCAAAGATCGTCCCCGTCTCATCCACCAACCAGTTGTACCCGATACCATCCCACCCCTTAGACAGGTGATGACGTTCAAAAGCGTGTACAGCCGCTGTGCCCTTCGGCCCGTTCTCCACCCCCGAATGGTGTATGACCACGCCCTTCACCCTCCACGGGGTCAACGCGTCGAACTCCCCGCCGCGTGGCGGCTGGGCATCCCACATGATTCTGTCAACGAAGAACATCACTTAGTAGCCTCCGGTGTCCCGATTATCCTAGGATACCGCCGCCGATACCCAGCCCCCCGCCACTGGACCTGCTGGTGCCCCCACCACCCTCCTCCAACTGCTGCTGGTTGAACTGGTACTCCAACGAGTTTCGCCACCGCGACTTCACCTCCGGCGTCTGCCGCACCACCCCCGTACCGAACAACGTACCGAAAATCGTCTCAAACAACCGCTGCTGGTACCGCTCCTCAGACGGCACCAGCCGACGCAACACCGTCAACTGTGGCAAAGCGTTCATCACAAAATACAGGGTGTGGTCCTGAATCTGCCGCTCACCATCACGGGTGCGTACCCGGCCCGTCGCCTCCAAAGCCTGCACCAGCCCCGGGATTTTCAGAACAGCAGGCAGTTCCTGCCAGTTGCCCCGGAACCCGTAACCGCCCATGTTGGAACCAAGCCGTTGACCGGCAAGGAACTCTATGGGTATCTTCACCAGTGGTGTCAACTGCCACAGCATGTTCTGCCACGTCTCAGAAAGACCATACGTCGGATCACCGGGCGCTGTCCGTGTCGGATCGTACCTATGCAAATCAAGGAACGGCAGATCCGGCACCCCATACACCCTTGCGCCAGCGTACGACCACGGGGTGCGAATCCCGAACGGATGCAAGAACCAGTCCGGAACCAACCCCTCATCCTCCGTGCCCAACTCCATGTTCTTCTTCACCGCCATCAAACGGTTGTACGCCGCCGGGTTTGTCGCCAACTTGGCGAACTGGTACGGCACGTTCTTCCGTGTCCAAACATAGAACGGGACGATCCGGCGCATCACACCGCTCTCAAACGAACTCAACTCCCCGTAGTCGAACTGCGAGCGGGCGATACGATCCAACGCATCGTCCGCACTGCCACCCCACCGCAGAGTGTCCATGCCAACCCCCAGTCGCACCACGTCCTCCACCTGAGAGTTCGCTGTGCGAATCAGCCGGTTGAGAACAAAGTTCGATGAACCCGGGCCGAACGGCAACACAGTACCCAAGTTACGCACACTACGATCCCGACCCCGGACAACATCCCACACGGTTTTCACCAACCGGGACGGCCCCTTCAACCCGGTCGGAGCCATCCCCTCCTCCGCCCGACCTATGGTCATACCCCGCTCAAGAGCCGCCTTAGCGCGAGAAACAACCGGTATGTCCCCCGCCGCCACAGGTGCCACAAACGGTGTCGCTTCCCGGGTGACCTGACCCCCGCCGCGCACCCCCTGCTCCACCAACCGCACTATGTCCTGCATGTACTCGTCACCCTCAGCCATCAGACGCGCAGCCTGCAGGAACGACAGCCCCTCATCGTCCGCCTTCTTGTTGATACGGGAAGTGGCCTTCGCGGCCATTACGATCTGCTGAAGATCAACACCGTCCAAATAGGCGTTCAAGAACGCGCCGAACATGTTGCGGTACACGAAACCGGGAGTGGCAATAACACCCGCTTTGAACCAGTTCTGCAACTGGTCGAACTTACGCAGGAACCACTTCATTTCCTGCGGGTCTTTCAGTCGCAGCAGACGTTGGAACGCCTCAGCGGCAGCGATCATGTTGGCATCCAAATCAGCGTTGCCCGAAGCGATACGCCACGGGCCGAAGTTCGACAAGCCGTCAGCCACCGCGTCCACCAGACCGTTCATTGTCGCCTGCCGGTCAGCGAACGGCTTACTGGCATCCAACGCGTCTTCCAGTTCGATGTCAGCCTTGTTCAGAAAGTCCTCCAACTTGTACACTTCACGGTCCACGCGGGTCACATCCAACAGTTCCGCTGCCTCACGGGAACGATACTGGGCCTGCAACTCCGCTGTGGTAGCCATGTCGTTCAACAGAACCTTCCGCTCCATCAATATCCGCGGTTCGGTCCTCGCAGTCCCCGCCCCCTTCCGTGACATGGCTTGCAGTTGGGTGTTGATCTCAGCCACCTGCGCTCTCAGAGCGGCTGCCTCATCGAACAGCAGACGCGCATCGTCACGGGCCGCTGTAGCAGCCTCAAGTATCTGCGCTGGGGTCACCGGCCAGTCTTCAGCCATCGGACGGCCCGCAGTGAGCATGTCCAGCATGGCCTGATCCGCCGGGTCCCCCCGCAGGGGTTCCGGTATGTCAACACGCCTGCCGCCCGCCACGCCCCCACGGGGACGCGTGCCGCCTACCACCGTGTCCTGCAGAGAGGCGAGCGACTGTCGGAACCGTACGACCCCCTGTAGGTTCAGTATCAGGTCGTCGTTGGCGGTCATTTCGGCCATCGCCGTGTCCATGTTGATGGTGCGTGTCACCCCGGTGGAAATAAAATCGGAGTGGCCGACGGTACGATCTATGCTGCGGGCGTCGCGGTACCCAGCCTGCCAATCCTTGTACGGGGTGGCACGTTTCCCCGGCATTCTTACCTGCGCCCCGGCAGCCACCGCATCATCAGCCAACTGCTCAGCCTGCGCCGGATCCAACACCTTCGCCAAATCCAACAAATCACCAATCGACCGATCAGACGCCTGTATCAACTTCGCCTGCTGCACAGCCACCGGGAACTGCCCGATATACCCCTCCCCCCCATGCAGATACGACGAACTCGTCTCAATACCCCGCAACAGCGTTAAGAACATGTCCTCCAAACCGTCCACGTCCACACCACCCGTGTTAGCCCCCACCACCCCATCAGCGAACTCAGCCTGAAGAGGAACCAACCGGCGCATCACATCCCGAACCACAAACCCACGAGCCGCACGATCACGCAAAGTGATAATCAGATCCCTAACCTCACTACTCACCCTGTAAGTACCATCCAAAATGGCCTGCTCGTTCTCAACATAAATCTGATTCAACCGCGCCCCCACATACGCAACCTCCTCAGTGATCCCCTCCATCTCCCCGAACAACCGCACCGCCTCCTCATTGACAGCAGCCCAGCCCTCAGCAGCACGACGCGCCTCCACAGGACCACCCGCCACCGCAGCCCTCAACGCCTCATTGGCATCAACCACCTCCTCAAAATCGGCCTGAGACACCGCATACAACCGGCGTGTACGCTCCCGCACCGAATCCAACTTCTTGTCCAAGTTGGCCCGCTTCATCTTCGTGTACGGATCCCACACCGGATCCTCCACCGCACCAACAGCGCCCTTGGGGAACAGCGACAACTGGTCGCCCTCCTCCACCGCCTCAGCAGCCACCCTCCTGAAGTTGGCAGCCACATCATCCGACAAACGGAAAACGTCATCCAACCCCACCGTGTACTTCAAATGAGACATCATCGACTCGCCGCCCAGTTGCATCCCCATACCACCACCGTAACTCTTCAACGTGTCAAACGGCGTATCGAACATGTGCCTACCGAAAGCCAACATGGTCACATCGTCAATCTGATCCTCCACAGACAGACCAGCCTTGGACGCCGGTTTAATCACAAACTTCTTCTTGTTCCCCGTACTCAACCACGACTGACCACTCGCATCCGTATGCACATACTTCGGATTGGCAGCCGCCGCCCCCTCCTTCGTCAACTTCACGCCACTGGCTGGCTTCCAACTCCGCTCT